CGTCTGCTCCCACTCTTTATCCCTTGCTATGCGATATCCATCTAACTTCCATATCGCTTGCCTCATCGTCGCCCTCCAAAAACTTTCTTCTTCTAAGTGCAGATTCACGCACCACATTCTCCGCAGGTCTGCAAAGGTTATTTTCCTGCCTTCTTCGTCGCTTTTTTTTTGCTTTCGGTACTCTCGGGCATATATTGAGCAATAACACCTGCAAAGGCCTCTATTAGCGTCGTAGCGTCTTGTCCTAACATCGTGTTACGAACCCAGCGAAGATTCACCGATAATGGTTCTTCTTTGTGCTCGTGCCCGGTTTGAATAGCTACGTATATCATCTTGGCCATCGCGTCGATGCTGGATATCTTGATTGCACCATCTTCGCCTGGATTGAGTTCTGAAAGAACCTCCACCATTTTGGTCTGCACCTCGTTTACATCCTCGATGCCGAGTGCCGTAGCGAAGTCCAATGCACTTGCGTTATCCCAAAAAAGGTGAACAGTTGATCCATCCACCTTAATTGTATAAATCTTTGTGCGCATTAAACCTCCTGCCAACTGAAGCTACCCGTTGAGCGAAGTGTTACCGAGTAGGTAGTCATTTCGTTCTTAGGCGCGTCGATGCTTACCGACTCCACTAATGCCGAACCCGTGATGTAGCGATCTCCAGTCGTTGCGAATTGCCCCCACTTGTAAGTTACCTCTGTACCTGCAACAAGGTCGTCGAATGCTACCTCTCCTGATTGAGTGGTTTCGTCTACGTTGTGCAAACCTTCGATGCTGATAGTGAGTGAACGCTCTCCGCGAGTAAACTCTTTGTACGCGCTTGAATCTTTAGTAGTCTTGTCGATCATATCGGCTGCCACCTCTAAAGAAGTAGAAGTCGTTCCAACGTAGGTGTTGGAATCTGACTCAACAAGAATTACATCTCCATTAACTAATGCCATTGTCTGTTATTTTAATTTGTTGCTAATTTACTGTCTTGCCTTGTGGTCTTGTTCTAATTACTCGATAATGTCGGGATCGGGTTCTGGAAAGTATTCCGGGTGCAACTCCTTGCACTTCTCAACCCATTCTGCTATTGCGCTACTTGAGCCAAAAACGTGAACGCCCATCGGTGGGCACCAAACCAACTGATTATCCCAGCTTGCATCGGGTTCTCCATCCCATAATACGTCTATGTGATAAGTCGAAGTCATAACGGGTGGTGTTACCTCGTTTCCTTCCTCATCGTAAACTGCGGGTGTAACAACAAGGTTGCCTAAGTGTACGATTGCGTGAGAGTGATTAGGGTTGCCTTCCTCATCTACGCCTAATTGATTGATTTTTGTAGTTGCAGCACCCTTGCTGCCGAAAGAGTATTTTCTAAATGTTTTCATATTATAGGGTTGTTAAGGCGATACACTCGGCATCTGTTAATGCAGTTGGGAAATAAAGCAGTTGTTTTACTTCTCCTTCAAATAATGCCGCACCAACACCATTATCAAAACGCAATACATTTAATCCGCTTGGTGGCGTTACACTTGTATCACTTGCTATTTCAGTACCATTCAAATACATCTTTGCGTTGTTTGATGCGTAGCGTATCAAAACTTTATTATTGTCGGTTTGAGTTGCTGAAGTTGTAAAACCGCTAACTTGCGCAGAACCTCCAGATATTACATTCGTGGTGATGTTTGTACCCGATTGGTAAAAAATCTGCACTCGATTGCTGCTTGTACCATCACCAATAGTGATAACTTTTGTGGAAGCCGTATCACTTAAGCCCTCAATTTCTACATAGAATGTACCCTCGCTATCATTGAAAATACTTGAGCCACTTGAAATATTAGGCACATCAGCCGACCTCGTTACACTACTCCCATAGGTAGGTATGTAGGATGTTGGGTAAGAGCCTTCTTCGAGTTGTGCGCCGAAAATTAATAAATCTCTTGCCGTAGCACCGCCAAAAGTATTTAGAACAAATGTAGAATTTATTGATGTTGCATTTGTTTCTATTCTCTGCCAATCACCATTCAAGGTGTGCATAGTATCAACACCACCAGCCGCCAATCGTATTGTTTCTCCACTTGTTCCTTTTACATATATAGTTGCGCTACAAGAAACACCAGTAGATAGTGATGATGTTATTGTTAAAACTTGATTAGAACCAGTAAATAAACATCTTGAAGCATTTTGAGAACCATCTGGGGATATTGCATAATTTGATGTAATATAGGTACTCCCAGTCCAAGTGCCAAAATACTCACTATTCGTAATCAAATTAGTCCTCTGCGGCTCTAACAAGAGTGCTGGACAACTTGCCCCTCCGCTATAATCTATTCTCGGTAAGTCCTCTAAGATACCTGCTTGTGCAGTAGTCGCTCCCGTTTCTATGTAGTCGGTTGCTACCAAGCCTGCCTCTAATTGAGCGTCTTGGATGTAGATGTATCCATTGGAACTACTTGGTAAATTTTCGCTATCACTTGGTTTAATTTGGAAATAACTTTTTGCACCCGATTGAGTTACGGATAATCTATACCATCCATTGCCTACACTTTCAATACTTGCATCTATATTGCTACCTCCTTGCGTTCCTATTGTTCCGTTAGTCAAATCAAACCAAGCGGAAAAACCCGAACCCGACATATTTACGAATCCAATATGGTCTAATGTTCCCGCTTTTGCATAAATACTTTGAGTGCCAACATACGAACCGCTAATGACTTGATAAAGTCCAGAATAAAGTTGGGTATTAACAACATTTAATTTCCAAGCATTACTTGAACCATCGTATCCCTCCTGACCACTTGTAACACTTGAGCCTTGAAATTGTACCCAAGTAGTATCAAACTGATTTGATTGCAGCAATAGATTCTCTCTACCCTTCTCAATTAACCCGTTCTCATCTACCCTCGTAGCAGCTAAATTGCTGCCTCGTGTAAAGGTGAAATCCCCAGTTCCATCGGTAGGCTTAACTGAATACAAAGTGCCATCCTTAGCACCGTCTGGAATCAATACTAAACTCGCATCATCGAATAAACTCATAATCTTTGTAGTGCTTTAATTTTACCATGTGTGCAAGTGCGGCTGCTAAACATCGTACCGCCGTCGGTCAATACCCTTTCCCGATAATTTAAGTACTCGCGATACGTTTCGGAGTTCGCCGTAGTTCCAACCCTATTGCTGATGTCTATCCTCATACCGTGCCGAAGTTCTTGTGTTGGTAAAGGTATAAATCGCTTCCAATGCAAACCGCCTCGAAGATATCCGTACCGCTATTGGTTACGTTGGGTAAACTGCCACCCTCTAAGTACATAACCCCTCCCGTTACCACGATCGAGTTTACGTCGTGATTGCCTCCGTTGGTTACGATGAAAACATAACGCTCTCCGTCTGCCGGGTTGGTCAAGGTTACATCCACGTCTCCACTTAAGGTAAAAGTGAAATGATGGCCCGTGCTTAAATCAACGCTAACCGCTCCCGTAACGCTTCCCGCTGCAACGGTTGTATTACGCATAAAATTCGAGCGCGTTATCTTCTTCGTAGTAGTACCATTCCAGATTGCTAACTCGTGCGTTTCCGATACCGTAGTGATCGCGTCTAATTGTGTTATTGTCTTGTCTGCCATTTCTTATATCTTAATTCGTGATGAAGCTGCCCATAATAGATTGCTTCCAGCCTCCCACAACAAATAATCTCCGTTCTCCTGGTATATTACCCTCAAGCTGATTAATTGGCTGAAGATAACCCCATCGTTGCCGTATTCCTCTATCTCGCGTGTATCTTCGATGTAGGTGTGCAGGTTAAGCAACCCCTCGTTTAAGTCAAACGTGGTGCTCTTGCTATCCTTTACCAATTGTAATACCTGCTGGCTGATCGCATACATCGGCAACTTACTTACTCCGCCTTTCCTCTGCTTGGTTACTACCCGAATATCCAAACGCGCTGGACCTCCGAAGTAGTCCTTTGTCAAGTCCTCGATGAACCTGAACCCCTCCAGTACGATGTAATTGGAAGGTGCGTTCTTAGGTACTCCGGTGTAAACTGGTACATCGCTCCCGTCGTAAGATAGATTCCCATCCAACAACTGAATCAATGCAGATAATATGCCGAGTGCTGGCTCTCTCATTAATAGATAGCTAATAGGTCGCCTGAATACGTCGTGCCTGAAGTCAAAACTTTCTTCACTGCAACGGGAATGTACTCGGGATCTCCAACGCCTTTGAAAGTAGCCGTAGTGTCGTCTGCCGTTACTACTGCAACGTCGCCCGTACCTCCTGATGCGCGAACGTAAAAGATACCTACTGGATCGGTTTGGAAGTCCGCTGCCGATACGTCGATTTCTTCTGCCGTTTGTCCTTGATAACGCTCAAAACCTCTTTGTCTTGCCATGATGTTTATTTTAGTGCTTGTTTTACTCTTTTTATGAACTCTTTGTAATTTTTCTCTAATGCTGGCCTCATAAATGGCCGTTGCTCCATGTTAACCGTTCCGAACTCCAAGTAAGTGGAATAATCCGCTCCGCTTATCACCTTGCCCGTAAACTGTCCTGCTACCGTTTCCCACCTTAGATTCCGCTTCAAGTTACCCGTATCCGTTGCTGGTGGATTATTGGGTGCGCTTGCCGTGTGCGTTCTCTTTGGTAAATATAACTCCCGCGTCTTACCACTTCCCTTCTTGCTGATGCTCTCTACGGCCGTTTTGTGGACCTCTATGGTCGTTTCCTTTATCACCTTATCAACCGCAGCTTGTCGTTGCTTAGAAGCGTTCTCAATGCGTGCCTGAAGCCCTCTTAATTGCGTCTTATCTATCTGTACCTTAATCACGTTTAATAAACATTATTAAGGTCCATACATTGCGCCTCTCATCCTTTACCAAGCTGTGCAACTCGTACACCTCTCCATCGTACTCTACTCGGTAGTGCATATCCAATCCCGGTACGTCGTCGTAATAGACTTCGCACTCATACGGTTGGCCGTTTACAATCTGGCTAACCTCCAATGCTTCGCTTCCCTTCATCGGCTGAACGTAGGCCCATGTGCTCACCTCTCCAGTCCATGATGCGGAATAACCCCCAAGCGCATCTTTCGTCTGCGTGGAAGTCTGAAACGTTACCCTATCATCCATCTTGCCTACACCCATATCCTCGTACGATAAGCGTTTAGCATCTTCTGTGCGTTGAAGTAACTCAACGTGCGCCCTTGATCGTTACTCGAACTTCTTACCTCCCACATCTCGGCCAATATGCTCAAGATAGCCTCCTGAACTGGTCCTGGACAACTCGCGCTGGTAGTGTAGATAAACTCGTAGGAATACGAATTGTCGGTGCTGAAGACTTGAGTAACACGAATGGTCGGCTCGGTGTTTCCTATTTTCCAATAGTTGGTGTTTAGGGTTAATGTCGTAGCCGTGCCTTCCTTATCTATTCTCTTAACGCTGGTGATCGTTGCTACCGGTACATGAATCAAGTCGAACTCGGTTGTATCTCCTGGTTCGCTTACGTACTGCGTAACGGTTTTGTCAATGAACGAACGGTTGCAATAACGCTCGGCCCACTCCCTCGCAGAAGTTATCATCCGCGTTATCATCGTGTCCTCTTGCGTGTTGCTTACCCGTAGATGTGCTTTGGCTTCCGATAACGTGATTGGCTCTGTACCAATGCTCGAAAAAGTGCTTTCTACTTTCATACTTACGAAGGTATTAATTGCTCTGTTGGTGGTGTTCTAATTGCATAAAAAAAGGGATGACCGCAGCCATCCCCCTGATTACAACTAATCAACCAATGCTTATTATGCAGACTCGATTGCAAGTTTGATGTTAGCAAACGTATCCACGAACCAAGCAGTTGGGTAGTAGATAGGGAATGCCAAACGCTCTTCAACAACAACTGTTACCAAGTTGTAAATAGCGTTGTCTTGGTCTTGGTCAAACAAGCGAACCGATACTCCTTCGCGTTGTGCGATTTGAGCAGCGTTAGTATCTCCAATGTAAAGCGTTCCAGCAGCAACTGAAGTTGACTGATAAACTGGAATACCTTGAAAGAATGCTGATCCACCTTCGTAGGTGATTTGGTCAAACAAGTACTGCCCGTTGCTACCTTTGTCGCTCAATGCGTCGTAGTAGTCGATTGGGTTAAGTACGATCGCGTTTGCGTTGTGCTTGTTGGAAGCTAATACTCCACGTGCAGCGATCATCGCATCCCACTTGTTCGAACCGTCTAATGCATACTTGTCATCGAATACTGTACCAGCGATGTC